TCCGTCGCCTCGTCCTTGTTCATCAGCCGCCGTCGCAGCCGGTTGTTTTCGGCGTAGACTCGCCTGAGCTTCTCGTCGACGAGCGCTGCGTCGAGGTCTTCTTGGAGGCTCATGACGGCACGTCCCAAAAGCAAGAGCACCGCTGTTCGCGGTGTTTCCCTACTGCCTTGTGGCCGATGATCGGGGTGTCTGGATCCTTGTTCAAGGCCCGGATGATGGCCTCTGTTGGTACCTTGTCACGGTCCGTCATGGCCTTGTCGAGCGCCTCCTGGTCTTCTTTCGACATGCTTTCTCGCACCACCGCGATCTTGCATGTTCGGCCTGCCCGTGTCTCCGCCGCTAGGTCGTCTTGGAATCCCACTGCCTACCTCCATGGTCGTCCGTCCAGGTCGCCCGAATGCTAACAGCGGTCCCTCGAACACGCTACGTTTACAATCCGAAGGCAATCGAAGGAAACAAATCCGATGGGTGAACCAACATGCGGTCTCTGCGGGCAGACGAAGTCGAGGCTCCGAACCATGAGCGTCGAAACCTACGTCTGCCCCAACTGCGACCAGTACCCGTGGATGATCCAGCCGATGACCGACCAGGAAGTCATGGACCAAGACGCCAAGGCATCGAAAACAGCGAGAGAAGGAAGACGATGATGAGGACGCTACTGAGAGACAAACCAGCCACCCAATACCAGTGGGAGGCGTTCGACCCGGACGACGGCAGTGTCGTCAAGCGCGGCATTGTTCGCAGCGACCGCACCAAGGTCATCAAGTCGGCGCTCGATATCCAATCGGAGATAGAGAACATCGACAACCCGGCGCAGAAACGCCACCTGGCCCCCTACTGGCGCGGCCTGAAGATCCGTGTTTTGACCCGCACCATTCCCCCGTGGACCGAAATGGAGGGCTGGGAAGCGTAGGTAAGGTATAATCAGGCAAACCAAGGAGGCTCTATGCCAAAGAAGAAGTTGACGAAGGTCTACAACGGGTTCACGAAGTCATACCAACTCAGATACGTCGTACACGGCTACCGCAAGCCCGACAAGAAGACGCTCTGCGGACGGATGCTGATGAAATCGTCCAACGAAGCCTTCGACGAAGGGGCCGTCGGCTCGTGCAGGAAGTGCATCAAAGGGTTGGAGATCGAGCGCAGGATCCATCCCGGCTGGGAGGGATGATGATTCACTGGATTGTCGTCAATGAGGCCGTTACTACTGTCCATTTGTTCTACGGACCATTCGATTCGAAGTCGAAAGCCGAGGAATACTCAGACTATCTGGCGATTCCGTCATCGGTCGTCATGGTCATTCCGCCACAATTCGAAACCACCGGACAGGAGGGATGATGGCGAAGAACGGACAGGGCGGATCACTCGTTTTTGACCCCGAAGACATCGACGAGGACTACGAAACGACCGGGAAATACGTCGTTGTGGGCATCTACGACGAGGATGACGGCTTCGAACTCTCCGTAGCCTACGGTCCGTTCGACAAGGCGAAGGCTGCGTCCGATTTTGGGACACGAAACTTCCAATTTTCGTGGGTTTGCGAGCTACTTGGGGTCAAATCACCTCAACTGGCCTTAGTTCACCCTAATCAGGCCCAAATCAGTGACTACATCGACCCAACTGTGGTTGACTGACCCCATGGACGAGCTTTCCGATGCCGCAGAGGCCATAAACCACCTCGACGATGCCCTGAGCCAAGGCTTGGAGCCAATTCCGCGTGAAAACGTCGCAATTGCGCTCGTAGACAACGAATATCGCCAACCCTGGGACCGGCAGGACGGCGAAAACGCGTACCAGTACAAGATGTTCCTCCACTACCGGGATCAGGGGCTAGTTCGGACGGTGAAGGCGACTCACGAGCATTTTGCGAGCATGGTTGGCGAATCTCCGACCAAGAAGATCAAAACCCACAACGTCAACTGGCTCTATCAGGTCTCGACGAAGCATCGGTGGAAAGACCGGGCGTATCAGTGGGATCAGCACGAAGAGACCCAATATCAACTCGCTAGGTCCGAGGCGATCCGTGAAATGGTCGACCGGCACGAACGTGACGTGTCTGACGCCATCGAAGGGTTGATGACGCCGATCCGGGCGCTCCAGCATCGCATAGAGAACGATCCCGATTTCATAGACAGCCTCTCGCAGGCTTCCGCCGCTAAACTCATCGACATGGCCAACAAGGCGTCGAGGACGATCCCGTCGCTCATGTCGGCCGAACGTCTCGCTAGGGGCATGCCGACAGAGATCGTCGGTGGTACCGTTGAACATCAACTCGTCTCGACAGTAGATAGGGATCAAATTGGAGAAATCCTCGAAGTCTTGGAACGAGCGGGTGCGCTCAATGTCGGACGGGGAGGTCTCGGCGCTGGGGAAATTGTTGATGCCGAAGTGGTCGACGTTTATCCCGTATCCGCCGATGGTGACGACGGATGAGAGCGGCACGATTCCTGGCATCTCTCCCAAGCAGGCTGCGTTCCTTATTCTCGAACAGCACGAGGCGTTGTATGGCGGCTCGGCGGGAGGCGGCAAATCTGAGGCGCTTCTGCAAGGCGCTACCCAGGACGTCGACGACTGGCCGGTGTCCGCACTGCTCCTCCGTCGAACGTACCGTGACCTCGACAAACCGGGCGGTCTCATGTTTCGTGCTCGGGAATGGTTCACAGGGACGAAGGCTCATTGGGACGGCATCAACTACCGGTGGGTCTTTCCGTCCGGTGCGACTATCAACTTCGGATACCTGGACCATGAAGGCGACGAACTGAAATTTCAGTCATCGGAGTACCAGTATGTCGGCTTCGACGAACTCACCCACTTCCCCGAGCATCAATACCTGTACCTGTTCTCCCGCATGCGGCGGCTCAAAGGATCCCCGGTACGTCTGCGGATGCGGGCGGGCACTAACCCCGGCGGTCCTGGTCACGAGTGGGTTCGCAAGCGTTGGAGCCTTCCTGGCGGTCCGCCACCTGGCTCGGATCGTGTCTTCGTTTCTGCGTCGCTCGACGACAACCCGTTCCTCCAGCGCGACGAATACAAGAAGGGTCTAGAGCAGCTTGGTGACGTGACCCGTGCCCAACTCCTCGCCGGGGACTGGTCTGCCACGTCAACCGGTGGCTACTTCCAGGCCGGTGATTTCCGTCTCTGCGGCTGGGACGACGTTCCCCCCGGCGAGGAGTTCGCTGCGATCATCCGCTACTGGGACTTCGCCGCCACCGAGCCGTCCGAGATGAACCCCGACCCGGACTACACGGTCGGGTTGAAGATCGGGATCACACAGACCGGCTCCACCGACCCGACCATGCCCGACTGGTACATCCTCGACGTGAACCGGTTCCGGGGCAATCCCGGCATGGTCGAGAACCAGATCCGTGCCACAGCGGACCGCGACGGACCGGGCGTTGTCCAGTGGTTGGAGCAGGAGCGCGGCTCGGCAGGCAAGCACCTGTTCCGCCACTACGACGTGAACGTGCTCCCCGACCGGACGGTCCGTGCCCTGTACGCTACCGGCACGAAAGAGGCGAGGGCGGCGATCGCTGCTGCCAGGGTCAGCGAGAGCAGAGTGTTCCTTGTCGACGGTGAATGGATCGACGACTTCGTAGCCGAATGTGCCGTGTTCCCGTTGGGTAGCCACGACGACCAGGTTGACACATTCTCGAACGGCCTGATCTCGTTGGAGCGCGAACGGTACATGGCTTCGACGGGCGGCGTCATCAAACGGGGCCGAGAGTTGAAACCGGTGAGGAGAGTGAAGGATCGTGCTGCGAGCTACGGGCGACACCTCGGATATTGAGACCATGAGGCACATCACTGAACGGGTGGTTGTGTTTTGGAACAAGCTCACCCTACCGAACGTGCCACTACTCCCCGAGTTCGACAGGTACGATCTCGACCCTTCCGCTACAAGGTACCTTGCTCGGAAGCGAAGACGCTGTACGCTCAACGGACACATGTGGGAATTCAAGGAGATACAGATGGACCGTATCAGCTACGTCGTCGAATGTGTTCGCTGTTCACCGCATATCGACTCACGAAGGGTCATCGTCTCCTACAATCCGTTCCCGACAGTCGAACGAAAGACTGACTGATGCTTTCAATGGCCGACCCAAACGACCAGACCACGTTGCGTGAAGCGATCCTCAGGGCAGAACTGAAGGCGCTCACCGACGAAACCGTACAGATGAACAAGTACCGTTCGTACTTCGAGGGCGATCAGCCGATGGCGTATTCGACTGAGATCTTCTCGCGCACGTTCGGTGAAGCCTTCGCCGGGTTCGTCGACAACTGGTGTGAGGTTGTCGTCAACGCCGTCAACAGCCGACTGAAGCTCGAAGGGTTCGTCATCAACGACGACGAGGAGTTCGAGACGGCAAAGAAGATCTGGGAAGTGTTCCGAAAGAACGAGATCGAGAATCAGCAGAAAGATCTCCACGAAGGCGCGCTAGTCGAGGGCAGGGCGTTCGTCATCGTCTGGCCCGACGACGAACTCGGGGCCACCATCGACTGGCAACCCGGACAGCTATGCCGCGTCTTCTACGACCCGGACCGGCGCTCCAAAGCCCTGTGGGCCGTCAAGCGGTGGGAAGGACCGACCGGCGAGGTCTACGTCACGTTCTACACGCCCGAGGCCGTCTACAAGTTCACGGACTCCAGCGGCATCAACAAAGATAAGAGGCCCGAATCCCGGTCCGCTCTCACCGAGATCCCCGGCGTCGGGTACTTCCCCAACCTCACCCAACGCAACGTCGAAGGTGAGGAATGGCCCGTTCGAAACGAATACGGCATCGTGCCCGTCGTCGAGTTCAATAACACCTCGTACCGATCCGAGATCAAAGGCACCATCCCGCAGCAGGACGCGCTCAACAAGACGCTCCTCGACATGATGGTCACGTCAGAGTTCCAGGCATTCAACCAGCGGGTCGTCGAGACATCGTCGAACGCTCCCGAGGGCGGATGGGACGCTTCCCCCGGTGAGGTGTGGCAGTTCAAGCCCACGTTTGATGCCGACGGCAAATACGTCCCGTCACAGTTCAAAGTGTTCGAAGCGGCCGACCCGTCGACCTACATGCGGCCGATCGAGATGTGGCTCCAGCACATGGCGCTCACCTCGTCCACGCCGGTCCGCTACTTCATGCAATCGGACCGTGGCGGGCGTGGCGACTCCCCGTCCGGCGACTCTCTGCTCGTCGACGACAAGCCGCTCAACGACAAGGTCGACGACAAGCAGGACGCTTGGGGTCCGCGCTGGTTCGACGTTGCGAAACTCGTAGCCATGTCGATCGGCATCGACGGCACCGACATGATGCTCGGCTCGTCTGTGTGGAGAGACCCACGCCACGACTCCAGGCTCGCCAAGCTCACCGAAGGCAAGACGATGGTCGAGATCGGCATCCCCGTCGAATTCGTCGTCACCCAGATCGGGTTGCAGCCCGACGAGGTGAGACAGGTTCTCGACGCTGTCGAGAAGGCCAAGGCAGAGGCTGAGGCGAAAGAGCAGGAACGAATGGCGATGGCTGCTGCGAACAGTCAACAGGACAGTCAACCGAAGCCTTCAGAATCCAACAGCGAGTAAAACAACTCAACTCGTCGACATCTGTAGTATCTTCCGGGCAAGCACACTCATACCCAGGAGGTTACCGGTGCATAACAACGTCAGGTGGTGGGTTCCAATCTCGACCCAGAGGCTCTACGGGGCTGACGGTGAAGACGAACCCGTAACCGATTCCCAGGTGGAAGACGAAGGCGGCGACGACGGTGACGACGTTGACAGTGGCGAAACCACTTTCGACAAGTCATACGTCGACAAGCTCCGCAAGGAGTCCGCTGCCAAACGGGTTGCTGCGAAGACGGAGAAAGAGCGCGCAGATGCGCTCGAAGCCGAACTCGCTGCGATCAAAGAAGCCGAGATGAACGACCTAGAGAAGGCGACGACTGTTGCCGAGAAGGCTGCTGCGAAAGCCGACGCTGCCGAGGCCCGTGCCGACGCTGCCGAAGCTGCACTGCGACAGACCCTCGTCGAAACAGCCGTGACCCTGGCCGCTGTAGAAGCGAACTTCCAGGATCCGACCGACGCCCTCTCGATGATCTCGCAGGACGAACTCCTCGACGAGGAGGGTGAGATCTCGGCGAAAGCAGTCAAGGCTGCGCTGGCCAAACTGGCCAAAGCAAAGCCGTACCTGCTCGGTACGAAAAAGCACAGCACGGGTGACGGCGGTCCGATAGGTAACCCTGCGGACCAACAGTCATTCGCTGCGAAGCAAAAAGCGTACCTTGAACAAATGACAACTACCGGGGGGCGTGTACCGGCCGCGTAGGCAGGACCACAGCCCAACATCCCTCCTGGGGAATAGAGAAAACAGACCATGAGAATTGACCAAGCACCCGAGGGCGGCAAGTTCCGCGCAACGGCTGCTGCGGCTCTCGACGGCCAGGTAGGAACTTGGGGTGATGCAGACATGCTCTGCGTGGACCTCGACGGTGATGGCAAGATCATCGCATCCGAACTGGGCACGGGCGTTGGCGTCATCTGGACCAAGGAAGGGCGTAAGGCGCTCTCCGACGGTTCAGAGAACGAGGTGATCGGTGGAAAAAAGTACACCGTCATCACCTTTGGCGAACTCGTCGAGGCAGAAGGCTCAACACCATCATTGTCGGCTGGAGACAACCTGTACGCTTCGGCGAACGGGATTGTCGACATCACACCGGCAGTTGGTGACGTGTATGTCGGAACCGTCCTTTACGGCGGCTCCCGCATCCTCGTCAACATGATGGGCCAGAAGACCGTAACAGTCGCCGGGGTTGCCGCATCTGGCACCCTGACAATCGCTGAGCCTGTCACCACGACAGACCAGTTCACAATCGGCACACAACAGTACACGCTGTTGACGACCCCAGTTGCCGCCTACGACATTGCGATCGGCGCAGACGAGGCAGCGACAAAGGTCAACATCGTTGCGGCGATCAACGCCTCCGGCACAGCAGGTGTCGAGTACTTCGCCGGTACGCTCGCCCATCCAGACGTGACTGCCGCCACGTTCGTTGCAGACATCTGCACGTTGACGGCGAAGGTAAACGGCACGGCTGGCAATGCCATCGTGACCGCCGAAACCGGCAACGAGTTGACGCATGCATCGAACATCTTCGGCGCTGCAACGCTCGAAAATGGTGTCGACCAAGTGCCCGCGGTATAGGAAAGGAGCAAACATGAGTAAAACCATCATCAATGCTGCTTCCCTAGAAGCGGCCGTCAACGATCCACTAGCCAGACTCGTGGAACTCTTCGGCGACATGAACGGCCATCGGCTGTTCGGTGCCGCCGTAGGTGAAGCACCGGCAGGTTTCCTGTCGCGTGACGACGTTCTCGAAACAGTCCCAGGTGCCCGCGGCCTGACGACTGACGGACAGAACGTCAACGAGATCTGGGCCAACATGCAGGCGATGCTCGGAGCGTTCAACGCTTCCAACGATCAACTCGTGTCCCTCCTGTCCTTCCAGACAGACCGGGCCAACGAGAAGATCGGCATCCCCGTCAACCCAGGGTTCCAGAAGGCAACCGAGTTCGGTCGTCCTTCGAAGATCCGCATGTCGATGGTCGCACGGGGCTTCCCCTATGCACACTTCGACCTCGGTGACGGCTATACGCAGGAGTACATCGACAGTGCGAGCGGCGCACAGTTGATGGCGGTGCAGGCCACCGTTATGAACTCCTGGTCGACTCTTGAAAGAGAGATCGTCATGGAAGCCATCTTCGGTGCAACCAACTACACGGATCAGGACGGCATCGCAGTCAAGCGTCTCTACAACGGCGACGGCGAAGTTCCGCCCGCGATCAAGCGTTGGACGCATACCGGAACCCACACCCACTACCTGTACAGCAATGCAGCGTTTGACCAGGACAACCTGGACACCATGAGCGAGCATCTCATCCATCACGGCTTCCGTGAGTTTGGCGATGCGACGTTCATTCTGCTTGCACACCGTGACGACGTGGCGCTGATTCGCGCATTCGCGAACTTCGTTCCGTCAGTGTCAGGCTCGCAGCCCATCGAGTTCTCCAACAGTGGAGTGGTCGCAGGCTTGCAGCGGTTGCAGGGCACCAGCGGATTGCAGGTCGAAGGTTGGGTCAACGACTGGACGATCGTTCAGTCGAACGACATTCCGTCCGGCTATCTGCTCGGCTTCGTGTCGGGTGGACCGATGGACCTGCGAAACATCGTCGGCAAGAGGGTTCACGAGAACCCGTCGGCGCGTGGCCTCCGACTCATCGAAGGCAACCGGCAGAACTACCCGCTCTACGATTCCGTCTACGACGGATACATGGGTGCGGGTGTCGGCCAGCGCGGCGCAGCCGTAGTGATGTCCGACGGAGCTTCCTATGTTGCTCCGACGTTCAACACTGGCGAGTAGCAGCAGTTGACGACAACGACCGACTAGATTCGGGGGCAGGAGATCAGTATCCTGCCCCCGTCTTACATGTTCACGAGTCCCAGGAGGACACAAATGTTGAACGAGGAACAGATCGCCGAGATGAGTCTCCAGATGCGGAGAGAATCCCAGGCCGGACGGCCCGAGATCGCCGCTAAATATCGTGCCGCCATCAGGCAGGGGAAGTTCTACGAGGCACCAGGCACGGCACCGAAAGTCGACGTGTCGATCCCGCACGAGCACGGACCCGGATCGAAGAAGGAATCGTGGGTCGAATACGCCAAAGCGAACTCCGACCTCGACGAGGAGATCATCGAAGCGGCAACGAAGGCGGATCTGATAGTGATGCTGAAAGCAAACGGCGTCATCCCGACGACAGAAAGCGAAGCCGGAGCCGAATAGGACAGACTTTGCACATCCGCCACTAGGCTCGCGCCTATCAACAGCGCCCAGGATGTGGGGCATGAAGCCAAGGAGGCTTACCGATGAGTACAGATAAGAATCAGGTTCGGGACTCGGTGAGTGCCACCATGTCCCGTGGTCGCGAGATCATGTCGAAGAACCGGATCGGCGGAAACGTCGACATTGTTCTGCGTGGCGCAGACGGCAACGTCAAGTACAAGGAGAAGGGTTTCAACCTCGTCACCGACGTGGGCGACGAGATCATCGCCACTCGCTTGTACGACGACGCTGTGAACATCGTCACCGGCATGAAGCTGGGGACGGGTGCGACGGCGGCTGCGAAGAACGGTGCCGGGGCTGGGATGGTCACATACATCAACGGCTCGAACGAGGCATTGGACGCTGCGGCGACGGATGCGACGAAGGGTGCCGGTGCCGGTTGGCGCACCACCTACGTCTGCACCTGGATCGCGGGCGACGTGACGGACAGCGCCATCGCCGAGGTGTGCCTCACGAACCAGACGGCCCTCGCCGACAACACGAGCCTCGCTGCTGACACGGTCGCCCGGTATGTGTTCGCTGCCACCATCGACAAGCAGGCCGGGGACTCCCTCGAAGTGACCTGGAACATCGACGTCCTGGGCGCATAGCAAACCGCGGAGCGGAGCAGATACGGGGTCGGTGTCGCGCATGGCACCGGCCCCGTACTCGAATGGAAGGCGGTGAACTGTGGCGGTGCAAACGAAACAGTATTGCCGAATCTCTGCACATTCGGAGGTCGTGTTTGTCGTGTTCATGGACTACGAGGACACGGACTACCAGACGATCAACGACGACGGCGAACCGGACGACTTCAAGGTGATCCGTTGGCACGGCACCAACCACTCGGCGTTTCCGCATACGGTGACGGCGTACCGTCCGAACGGCTCCGTGTGGGGTACTAGGACCGTCCTGCCGGGTTCCACGTTTTCGGTGAATGCTGGCGGCGCCGTGAAGTACGAGTCCGACATTCCCCGCTGGGGATACACCTGATGGCGACAGCGACCTACTATTTCGACGCCTCGGATGCTGGGCCGACCGACGTATCGTCCGTGTGGACGGACGATGCTAGTGCGTTTGACAGTTTGGAATCGACACAAGCATATTCGTCCACTACGGGGTCCTTGAAGGCGACGGGTACGAATGCTCCCGCATCGGGTGACGTGATCCAGCGGGTGCGGGTGCGGGCGAAGGAGAACGACACATCCTCTACTGCGTGGGGTTCATATACAGACGTGACCCCGCCGTCGGGCGGGTGGACGTGGGCGAAACTTCAGTCGTTGCATGTTCTTCTGTCGTCCTCTGCGACTACCGACTATGTCCAAGTATTCGAGTCGGATGGTGGGTCGCTGCTCGGTACTATCAACGCTGGTGGCAATGCTACGTGGTATGTGTCCAAGGTTGAAATACTTGTTTACTCAGGCGTGTATCTCCCGACTAATTCTGACACTGATCTGTACGACTATCAGTCGTCGGTTGGGGCGACGACACTCACGTTCGACGGCCTTATGCAAGGGCCGTACTATTTCGACGCGTCGGATGCGGGACCGACCGACGTGTCCGGCACTTGGATCGACGAGGCCTCCGCGTTCGACAGCACCACCACCGTCGCGCTACACAACGCTGGCGACGGCGTTCTGAAGGGTACGGGAACGAACGCCCCAGCGTCAGGCATATCAATCGGGTCGGTGTCGTTTCGGGCCTACAAGTTAACTACGCCCTCAACATGGATAGGTCTTGACGCCCCGTCGGGCGGTTGGACGTGGGCGAAGATTCAGGCGCTGCATCTCGAATACGATGGGGTCGGGTCCACCACCGTTCATAACGTGTATGACTCTGATGGCGGCACGTTGCTGGGTACGCATACCGTCACGGGCACGACCGGCGCATATCTGACAGAGATACGCGTGCAGACGTTCCCTTCAGGAGGTCATTTCCTGATTCTGGCGTCGGGTGACGACAACGACATCACGTGGGCTGCGCCGACTAATTTCACCGAGTTTTTCGAGTTCAACGGCGGCTCAGGCGACGACTCAAGTCTGGGTGCGTGGTGGGCGTTGGCTTCGGATGTGACGGCTTCGACGGTTTCGCTGGTGCGGTCAGGTTCTGAAGAGTTGGCTGGTGTGATGATGGTCGTCCAAGGCGCACACGCCGACTTCGAGGACGTCACGTTTGCGTCGGGGTCTCATGTCGTCGAAACCGACAACGTCTCGTCGTCACTATCCCCGCAGACGATTGTGACGAACACGGACGGTGCCGTCGTCGTCGTGTTGGACGGCTCCCGGTCCTGGGCCGAGATCACGTCCGACGCGTTGGCGCTGTCCGGCTACACGATCGAAGGCACGGCGTCCGCGACGCCCGCGACCGCGGCACCAGGCCGCGTGTATTCGGGTACGGGCAACGGCGACTCGCAACTGTTCTGGTTCCACCGCACCGTCGCCACGGCCGGTACGGAGAACATGGGGGACGTCACCAGCATCTCGGGTGGGAACGATCACAAGACGGTGACGTTCGCGATCAAACCCGCAGCGACCGGCACCGACCATACGGAGACACCGACAGACGACGTAGGGGTTACGGACTCGACCAGCAGGATCGCACCGGCTGTCAGGTCCGAGACGGAGGCCGTAGGCGTCACGGATCAGACGGATACGAAACTGTCGATCCCCGAGTTCGTCCACCGCTCCGATTCGGAAGCTCAGGTGTCGGCGGCGACCTTGATTCAGATACCGAAACCTGCTGGGTTAGCCGTAGGCGACATGATGACAGTGGTCGTCGCCAAGAGCGGGACTGCCGACTGGACAAGCAGTCCGACTGGATGGACGGAGGAGAACACGGTCGGGGCGAACGGGATGCGGTTCTCGCTCGGATGGAAGATAGCCGACGCCGCCGACGTAGCTGCCTCGACGTTCGATTGGGAATGGGCTGCGAGCGAGGACGTCACCGGGGTCATCTCTGCTTTCAACGTCAGCGGCGGCACGGTCCTGTTCGTGGGTGGCTCGTCGAACAGTGTGAGAACCGACGACACGACTCCGAACTCGCAGCCCCGGACCCCCACCGCCGTCCGTAACCTGCTCATGGCATCTGCCGCCACCTACGACTCGGCAGACACGGGTGGACTCGTCATGGTCACACCTGAATACACCCTCGCTGGGAACCCGACAACCGGGGCCGGATCAGGCGACATGGCTTCCTTGTTGGCGTACCGGATCGTCCTCGGCTGGGAATCTGTGTTCGAGGTTGGGAACGCCACCAGCACCGCTGACTCCTATGTTCACACCTGGGAGTTCAGCGTCACAGGCGGCGGCGGCGACCAGCAACGTGCAGTCACGGACCCTGTCGGAGTTGCAGACTCAACCGTCAGAGTCCACGACGCTACTCGACCCGTCATTGACCCTGTCGGGTTGACGGACGATACGGCGGCAGTCAAGGACTCTACGCAGGCGGTGATCGATCCGGTCGGCGTAGCTGACGACGTAACAACGGCGAAACAGATCTCGGTGGAGATCACCGAACCTGTAGGCGTCAACGATTCGACCGCTCGGGTGGTGCCGTTTGTCCGTGCCGTCACCGAATCTGTAGCGATTGCCGACACTACATCGGAGAACGAGAATAACCGGGAAACCATCACTGACCCTGTTGGCGTCACCGACACTATTGTTCGTGTCGCGCCAGCAGTTCGCTCTGTCACCGATCCTGTCGGTGTCACGGACGACGTAACCGATGTCAAATCAATCGCCGTCGCTGTCACCGAAACAATCGGTGTCACTGACGACACGGCCCGAGTGGTCGACGCTGTCCGCATACTCACCGACGGTGTCGGTGTCACGGACGACACGGCCACAGTCAAAACCGTCGTCGCTGCCATCGTTGACCCTGTCGGGGTTATCGACGACACGGAATCAACAGTCGGTATCGCGGTGGAGGTTACCGACGCTGTTGGCGTTACCGATTCGACATCGAGGATCGCACCGGCCGTCCGTGCCATCACCGAGTCCATTACGATCGACGATGCCACGTCGGAGAACGAGAACAACCGGGACACCGTCACCAACGCTATTGGTGTCACCGATTCGACCTCACGGATTCATGCCGCTGTACGCACAGTCACGGATTCGGTAGGCGTCGAGGATTCCACTGCCACCGCCAAGGCCATTGCTGTTGCGATCACGGATGCGGTGGGTACGACCGATACAACCGACACGGTTCGTTCACTGACCCAGGCCGTCACCGACCCAATTGGGGTTGCCGACGACACCGCAGCGGTCAAGGCGATTACCGTCTCGATCGTTGACCCTGTTGGCGTAGCAGACAGTTCAACAACGTCGTCCGATCTCCTCTATGTGGTTACCGAGCCTGTTGGTGTAACTGATTCCACTGACCGTGTCCACGATGCGGTGCGTGCGGTTACTGAGTCCGTGACCGTAGACGATGCGGTTTCTGAGAACGAGAACAACCGGGATTCGGTTACTGAAGCCATCGGCATCACGGACTCGACTACCCGCATTGTTGATGCGGCACGCAGCCTCACCGATCCGGTCGGCGTGTCTGACACTACTTCCACCACCAAGACCATATCTGTGGCGGTCACGGATTCTGTTGGTGTCGCCGACGACACGTCTCGTGTCCATTCTGCTGTCCGTACAGTCACGGAGTTGGTGGCAGTTGCCGACGCAACGTCTGAGAACGAGAACAACCGCGAAACAGTCACGAGCCTTGTCGGCGTCACCGACTCGACTTCCCGTGCCCATACTGCGGAACGCTCAGTTGTCGATGCCCTCGGCGTCAGCGATTCAACCACTGCAACCAAATCCATAGCCGTCGCCATCACTGAAGCCTTGGCAGTGGCGGATGTCCCGCTTACAGCATCGACCACTGCCCGCACCGTCACCGACGATGTTGGCGTATCGGATCTCGTAACCAGGGACACCGTCACCGAACGTGCCGTCACCGAAACGGTCGGCATCACTGACGGTGTTGGGACTGTCGAGACCGGTGCCGGTGTCGAAGTCAAGACCGAAGCTGAGCAGGTCTCTGATTCGGTTACCCGCATCCATGCAGCCCTTCGCTCCATCACCGAACCTTTGGCTATCTCGGACCTAACCGAAGTATCCAAGTCCATCGTTGCAGCTATCACCGAAGCCGTCGGTGTTGCTGACCTCACCGTCGAAGCCAAGTCCAGCATCAAGGCTTTGACTGATTCGGTCGATGTCACTGACCTGATCGCTACGGCAAAACAGATCCAGGCCACAGTCACCGAACAGGTCGGGATTGTCGATGATGCGAGCGAGGGCGAGACGAACGTCGAGGCCACAACTGATCCGATCGGTGTCACGGATTCACTCACTCGCTCAACGGTTACGAAGCGCACCGTCACTGAAGACATCGGTGTCACGGATGCTGTCGGTGCAGTCGAGACCGGTGCCGGTGTCGAGATTGCCACCAACCCGATCAGCATCACGGACTCTACTTCCCGCATCCACACCGCGGTGCGGGCATCCACCGACCCAATTGGGGTCACGGATTCCACCGACCCGGTCAAGGCTATTGCGGTTGCAGTCACGGATGCTGTCGGTGTCGCCGATTCGACAACCAAGAGTGAGGCCAATGCTGGATCCGCAACCGATCCGGTCGGTGTCACCGACTCGGTCGCCACCGCTAGGGCCATCGTCACTGCAATCACGGATGCTGTTGGCGTAACCGACGACACCGCTGACGTGAAAACCGGTGGCAACGAGATCGTTCGTACCGTCACTGATCCGGTCAACATCACCGACACAGTCACGAGGATCGCTTCTGCGGCACGCACGCCCACCGACCCCGTTGCCGTCACGGATTCGACCTCACGCATCGCCTCGTTCGTTAGGGAGACATCTGAGACCACGAACGTCACCGATGATGTCAACGTGTCGAAGGTAATCGTCGTCACCATCATCGAATCTGTCGACGCCACCGACTCAACCGCACCGACGATGGACATCGTTCAGATTGTCACCGATGACGTAGGAATAACCGACACACCAGTCAGGGTCACCGAATGGGCACGGATCGTTTCCGATGACGTTGCGCTCACCGACTTCACCACAACCAGAACCCCTGGTGCCGAGATCGTCACCGATCCCGTCACTGTCACCGACAACGTCTCCGCTTACAAGTGGCAGTCAATCGTTGATGACGAGAACAAGCCGCGCCGCACCTATCGTGGCGAGAGCCGTGTTCTCCAAGGCGACAACCGCGACTACCGCGGCTCGGGTCGGATACTCTCTGGCAGCGGTCGCGACTATCGTGACAAGGGACGTGATTATGACGACGGGTCCGACGGCTGAACGCACACAGGAGGTAGTCTGTTCCCATGCCACTCGCACAGGACATCATTGATCGGATCAGGGACGAGATCGGACCGGACCTCGACGTAACCGACGAGGCACCGGCCGGTCCGTTGGGTGATCTCGAAACGATCTATCTGAACGTCAACCGCGGCAACTACTCGACCCTCCGTACTGCACTCATCGTGTGGAAGCGTCGGCTTGCCGCCTACCAGTCACGATCCAACGATATGACCGCAGGTGGCTCCCTGATGGCTCGTTCGCAGCGGGCACGGTTCCTACAGCGGAGGGTCGCCGAACTGTCCCTCCTCGTCGACTACACGCTGAAGGGGACAAACATGGAAGTCCTCTCCGGGTATCAACAGTCCGAGGACAGCACAGAGTTCTCGTGAACGAGAACCTAGAGAACGCCACCGAAATCCTGCTCGCATCTGTCAGCGAGGATCTCGTCAAGGCACGCGACGACGCATACCCGAACGAGGCTGTCGGGATCCTCTGCTACGACGGTGCCGTGTATCCGCTCATCAACCAGGCCAGATCCCCGCACCGGTTCGAAGTGGGGGAAACCCTCGTCGGTGAAGCGATCAACCATCTGAAGCATCGCGGCAAGATGCCGGTCGCCGTCTACCACTCACACCCCACGTCGGGTTCGGGACCATCAGCCCGTGACGAAATGATGATGCAGGAGATGCCCGGTGCCGTGTTCGTCATCGTCGGAGCCAACGACATGGCTGCGTGGATGTGGGAAGACGAACTACGATGTATCGGGAAGGTCGCACTGGAGGAATAATGTCGAACATCTTGGACCAAATCGAACTCGACGGACTGCGTGCAGACTTCTACGAAATGCTCGGCATGCACCTCGACACGAACGGCGACTGGGTTGACGACAGTGCGAAGACGACGGTCATCGTTACGCGCATCACAGACATCGGGGCGATGGACCCGGACACCGGCACATACCCCAACCCGGTCTCGTCGACCATCTACACGGGACCGGCCCATGTTTCCCCCGTCACGTTCAGGAGGGACCGTCAGGAGATCGGCGGCATGGAGGCCGTCCGTATCCGCCAGTACCGTGCGATTGTTCCGTGGGACTCGGGCGACATTTGGATCGACGACCTGATGACGATCTCGGACACGACCGACCCACAGATGATCGGCAAGACGTTCGAGATCTCCGACGTGCTGTACGAATCCGAGTTGGGTGTTCGTCGACTCTCCCTCACCGACACGTCGAAGGACGGCGAAGGGGTCAACTGCTAGTGGCACAGCTAGGCGAGATCGCCAACGTCAGCGGCTACAAGCCCGGACCGGCGCTCACCGCTGCCGGTGGTGTGCGTTCGGCGACGCTCGGAACGTGGAACCTGTACGCCACGATGCAGGGCCAGCGTGTGCTGATGGAGCACTTCTATGCACTGTCGGCGATCTACCAACCGGCGATGATGGTGATGACCGAGTATTTCGGGAACCTCATGGCAGAGTTCGCCAGGGCCATCCACGAAAAGAACATCGACACGGGTGCTACCTACGATTCGATCATGGCATCGCCCGTGATGCCAATGCCGAACGGTGCAGCGATCCAAGTATCAGTCGCCACCCCGCAGGCCCAGTTCCTAGAGTTCGGGTTTGTCCACCATTGGACGGGACAGTGGATCCACAATCCGTTCATGATGCCCGCCGCCGACGCTGTCGCCCCCATGTATGTCGATGCGCTCCAACAGTTCATGCAACTCGCCACGTTCCGCAAGTTCTTCACCGGACCTGCGTCTGATGCCGGTGGCAACGACATTCTCGGCATGGTCCGCAACTCACTCTACTCGTATTCGAAATATGCTGGTGACATTCAGGTGCTCGGGTTCGGTGGGCTGTCCAAGTCCCGTGGCATAGCGATCAAGGGGGCGAAGGGAATAGGCAACATCCAGGCAGCACAGAGCGGCACGATGATGGCTCGACTTGTCCGTATCGGTGCCGGTCGTTTTGGTGGCAGTGCCATCCGTGGCGGCAACTTTGGGAGCGGCATGATGACAGGACCGGGCGCACGCATCTACAATCGCATCAGTGGCCGTGCCTTCGGCGGGTCGCTGTCCGGCATCAGAATGTAAGGAACGAACATGGCAAGAGCACTCCTATCGCCAGTGATCGATGCCTGCATCGCTATCGCCGAATCCACCGGCCTCAGTGTCGGTGACGGTGT